ACCGGCTTGGCTTCACGTTCGAGGTGGTTCCGAACTGGTCGATTGAGGACGGCATTGAGAGCGTGCGGGCGTTGATGCCGCACATGTGGATCAACGATGCGCCGCAATCAGGTGGGGACAGGCTTGTGGATATCCTCTCAAATTACAGAATGGAGTTTGACAGCGACCACAGGACGTTCAAAGTTCGCCCACTGCATGACTGGACAAGCCACGGCGCGGACGCGCTGCGGATGTTGGCCGTCGCTTTTGATCCGAATCGCCTGACAGTGGCGACAGTCGGACGAAAGAGCCGCCGTAGCGAGCGAGCACAAATGCAGTGGCGGTTCTAGGCAAATCACGCAACACCAATCCCCGCGAACGCGATGTCGTGACGCGGCTGCGCCATCAGATCGAAGCGGCGATTAACTCCAGCACGAACGTCAATCAGCAGCGTGCCACGGCTTGGCGTCAGTTCGCCATGGAGCCGAACGGCACTGAGGACGGCGCACGCAGCGCCATCCAGTCGGCCGACGTGAACACGATGGTCAGCGCGATCATGGCGCAGATGGTCATTAGTTTCAGCACGGACACGGTTGTCAGCTATGAGGCGAACAGCGCTGAAGATGAACAGGCGGCGGCGATGGAAAGCCGCGCGGTCAACCGCGTGGTGGTTGAACAGAACGGCGGATATCAGCGTCTATTGGATGCCGCCCAAAACGCTCTCCTGTATCGAACTGCGTATGTTAAGGTCTGGTGGGCCGACGATATCGACCAATTTGTTCTTACAGTCGAAAACGTGGAACGGGAGGAAGTGCCAATATTGGTCGAAAGCGAAGTTGGCACGCAACGGCGGCTTGTATCGTGGAACCCTGAGACCAAGAAGGCGCGCATTGACGTCACCAAAACAAATCGTCGCCTTTCCGTTGCGGCTGTGGACAATGGACTATTCTTTATAGACCCTGACCACGACGAAAAGGAACTCGCCAGCTGCAATCTATGCGGTGAAATTCTCTACAAGAGCCGGGACGAACTCTCACGCATGGGCGTCCCGTGGGCGATTGTGAAAGAGCTGCCGGCCGTCCAGAAATGGAGCCAAGAACAAAAGACCAATCGCCGGCGCGGCGACCGCTGGAATGCGGTTGAGCCTATCGGTTTCCAGAACGATATCTGCCGGGTGTTTGAAGCCTATGCCCGCTTCTCGTTCGATGAGGACGCCGACCGGGCAACGCTCTACAAATGTTTCATTGGCGATAAGACCAAAGCGTCTTTCGGGTTCCTGCTGGAGCCTGTGCCGGTCAGCCGCGTACCGTATGCGGCCGGCAGCGCCTTTCCTATCGCGAACCGTCATCAGGGCGAGAGCTTGGCGGAAAAGCTCTACAGCATTCAGGAAGCCAAAACGGAACTTATGCGGCAGTGGCTTGACAATGTGCAGGTGAATTCGATTGGCCGCTACGGCGCTGTCGTGGGGCAAGTCGAGATTGCGGACATCATGACGCCGAAGGCCGGCCAGCCTATCCGCATGAAGTCGCCAAGCGCGTTGCTGCCGATCCCGGTAAACGATGTCGGCGCGTCGATTGGTCAGGCGCTCATGTATCTGGATCAGCAGCGCGAGGAACGCGGCGGCGCGGCACTCGACATGGTTGGCAGTGAACAGCAGCTGGCGCAGGAAACGGCGGCCGGCACCGAGCGCGTCTATGCCAGCAAGGAATTGATGGTGTCCTACATGATGCGCAATATCAGCGAGACGCTGGTAAAGCAGATTTACATGTTGGGCCATGCCGAGCTGCGCGACGGCGAGAACGGGCCTGTCAGCGTCAAATACGGTGAGAAGTGGATTGAGGTTGATCCGGCGACGTGGCCGGCGCGCGCGCACTGCAATGTCAAGGTCGGTTACTCAATGGGAGAGCGCCGGCAGATCGCCAACACGCTATTTTCGTTTATCCAGTTGCAGACGACGGCGATGCAGGCTGGTCTTGATGGCCAGCTGGTGAGCAAGCAGGGGCTGTACAAGAGCACGGTGGACTGGCTGAACGTTTCGCTGGTCGACAATCCCGAAGCCTACCTGATTGACCCATCAAGCGAACAGGCGCAGCAGGCGGCGCAGCAAGCCGCCGCGATGGCGCAGCAGCAGGCGCAGGCGCAGCAGGAACTCTTGGCGCTGCCTGAGCGCATCAAGGCCGCGTCCGCGCAATACAAGGTCGACGCCGACACGCTGACCACGATGTTCAAGGCGGTTCTAGAGGCCACGGTCAAGGCCAACACAGATGAGGTACAGGGGAATGTTGAAGTCATTAGAGCCGCAACTGAGGCAAAAGTTGCGCAAGCTACTCTTACCGGAAGTGCTGACGGTGCTGGAGAGGGAAATGGCGGACGCGGCGCTAATGGAAGCGGCGGCAAGTCCCGAGCCAACGGAACAAAGAGTGGCACGCGCGATAGCGCGAATTGAGGGGATTTCCTATGCCTGTGGATACCTCGCGCAACTCGAATTCGGAGAGCCGGCACCAGCGGGCGAAAGCGATGATGACGCAGCAGTCGGCCGGATCAGAAAGCGGCGCAACGGCGCAACAGCCGACGAACAGTCCGCGCTCTCGCTTGGCGACGGAATCGACCGGGAAACCGGGGAGAGCGCCGAAGCGCAGTGACGGCAGCAGGATAGATAAGGTTTTGGCGGCGATCAGCGGGCGAGAGACCGCCGGCGCTGCCGAAAGCGGCCCGGAGGCGGGCCAGAACGTCGGCCGTGATGACGATCAGTTGGGGTTAGACAGTCCACCCCCTCCTAGCTCACAGCGCGATCAACAGCGGCCGGCGTTCGATCTTGACGACGACGACGACGTAGAGGCTGAAGAAAAGCCGCGTAAGAGGGTACGCGCCAAGACGTTGGGGGAATTCGCCGACGAGCTAGAGATAGAACCGAAGGCGATTTATGACCTTGCGCTGACTGTGAAGGACGGCGAGACGCCGGTCACGATTGGTCAGCTTAAGGACCACTTCAAAGCCACTAAGGATTTCGAGCGGACTTCCCAAGAGTTTGAAGATTACCGGGTTCAGTCGCAGAACGAGATCATTAAGGGTCGCAATGAGCTGGACGGCGTTTTGGAGCGCATCGCAGCGGTAGTCCCGCGCAAGGATATGGAGAATATCCTTGTAGGTGTTCGCGATCAGGCGGCGCAGGCCAAGGCTAGTTGCCAAAAAGAGTTGCGGGAATACTTCCCTGAGTGGGATGACGATGACGTTAGGCGCAAGGCGGGCAAGAAAATGGCCGGGTGGCTGGTCAGCTACGGCATCCCCGCCGAAGTATTGGGCAATCTGTACGATGCCAAGATTATCCGAATGCTTTGGCATATGGGTAACAAGGCTGAACGTTATCAGACCCTGAAAGAAGGTCAGCGCGAGAAGCGTCCTTCTGTCGAGCCTAAGTCATCAAGGCGCAAGCCGGCTCCCACTCCAACCGAAACCGCACGTGACCGCACTCTCAAAGGTGATAAAGTTGGTGCAGTCGCGGCTCTTTTGACGGGTAAAAGCAATGGCTACGACAAATCTAGATAGCGCCGACCTGAAGGCAGTATTGGCAGGCGGTCTTATTCGCGAAGATGTCATGGACCAAATCTTTGACATTTCCGATATTACGCTGGAGTTCACGACACGCGCCGGCAAGGCCACGCACGACAACAGTTACAGCGAATGGACATCCGACAAGCGTCAGGCTCCCAATCTGGCCAACAAAGTCGTCGACGGCGCGGACATCACACAGAACGACACGCAGGTTGGCAAGCGCATCGGCAATCATGGGCAGATCAGCGTGAAGGCGGTGCAGGTGTCGAGCCGCGCCGATGCGTCTGACGTGATTGGCCGGGCGCGGGAAAGCGCCTATCAAATCATGATGCGCGGCGACGAATTGCGCCGCGATGTCGAAGCGATCAGCCTGTCAGGGCAGGGATCAATCGCCGATGATGGCGCGACGGTTGCCGGCCAGACGGCCAGCGTGTTCGCGCAGTCGAGCGTCAACAAAAACCTTGGTGCGGCCGGCACGATTGGCGGGTTTAATACGGGGACGAAGCTGTTTCCGGCCGTTGGCCTTGGCACCAAGCGCGGCGTGACGGAAACGATGCTGAAGAACATGTTTCAGCAGGTCTGGCAGGGCGGCGGCGAGGGAGCCAACGTACTTATGTCGACGCCGGGAGTGATCCGGCAGATAGCCGACTTCTTTTTCACCAGCGGCGCGCACATTGCAACGCTGGTGG